GAATACCGCGCCGTCGCTGACGCGATAGAACAACATCGTGTTGTAACCGGTCATCGCCAGTTTCGTATGCTGCAGCCGTTCGATTTGATCCTCGATGCGTTCGGGTGCCGACCAGTCGTCGTCGTCGAAATGGCAGATGATTTCGCCCGCCGCCCGCGCGCAGCATTCGTTCCGTTTCTGCGGGATGTTCAATTGATACGGCAGCGCCAAATAACGCACGCCGTCGATGCGCAGCCCTTTCGGGAATGATGGCGCGTCGGCATCATCGAGCACGATTAGTTCACGGTGACGATAGGTTTGCTGCAGGAAATTCTCGAGCGCGAGCGCGGCCAGTTGCGGACGATGGCGCGTCGGCATGATGCAGCTGACCAGCGGATTCATTTACAAAAGCGCAGAGAAAATGCCGGGTAAAAATGAATGTTGGGTTCTTCAACGATGAACTGAAAGTCGTGTTCTTCGACGAGTCGGCGCAGCCGTTCGCGCGAATACGACATCATATGAAAACCGAAATCGTTGCGGCGCGGTCCCAGCAGATGCCGGATATAAAACGCGTCGCCCGTCTTGCGCAGCAGTTCCAGCGTTTCTTCATGATCGGGCACGTCGAGACGCAGCACGCCGCCCGCGATCAGAATGCACTGCAGATAATCCAGCGCTTCGTGCGCTTCGTGAATCGACAGATGTTCGAACGAGTGCCGCGCCAGGATTTCACTAACCGACGCGGGCGATGCCTGCGGAATGTGCGTAAAGTCGCCGAACGCGTCGCATACATACTCTTGATCGAGAGGCCCCGCGCGCAGCACATCGATGGTTTTGTCCTGATGCTTCGCATAGTAACGATCATCGGTCGTGCGCCAGCGTTCGACCAGATCGGGACGGTCGACGGCAAGAAACGTCTTCGGATTGTCGACGTCGATATTGAACCAGCCATCGAGATAGACCGCGCCGCAGCCAATGTGCAATGTCATCGCGCGACATCGACGCGCGTGCGTTCGAACGTGTCTTTCATGCGCAGCGCATACGGCGTGTATTTGTCATTCAGCTGCTTGACGGCGTCTTTGATCACCCGATAGTTTTCGACCCGTTCATGATCCTGTCGCCGGTGATGAACGACGCGCGCATCGGGAATTCCGGCGACGCCCTTGCCTGCCAGCAGCACGCGAAACGTCAGCGAATTGTCGGCCCCATACATCAGCAGTTCTTCGTCGAACCAGCCGACCGCATCGCCCAGCGCCCGCGAGATGATGCCGAAGTTCGCATACGGAAAGCCGAACCATTCGTTGATATGAAATGCCGGCGACTTGGGTTCGTTGTAATACAGCGCCCCGATACCTATCGTGCGGTGCGTTTCCATGAATTGAATCGCGCTCGCGGCGTAGTGCGGCAGCACTTCGCAATCGTCATTCAGGAAAATCACCCATTCGCCCAGCGTCGCCCGAAACGCGCGATTGTAGCCGCGCGAATAACCCAGTCGCGGACGTTCGGCGAGAATGCGCACGCGTTCGGAAAACATTTCGTCGTCGAGCGTCAGCGGCAGATCGGATGCATCCGATACGACGATCTCGAACGAGATCGGCGGCGTGTAGGCTTCAATGGTTTCGACCAGTCGGCAGAAATCTTTCGGACGATTGCGGGTGCCGGTCACGATGCTTAATTGCGGATTCATCGTCAGGCCATCGACGGCAGTCGGAAACCGCAGAGCAGATTTTCAATCTGCGGCGAAATCGGATTCGCCAGTGCGGCTTCGCGTTTCTCGAACAGTTCGGCGGCGACTAACAGAATCGCCGCTTGTATGTTGCCGGGAACGATCACGAACATCGTCGGCACGGGGCTAACCGGTGGACTGGCGGGAACTTCGACGACCGGAACGAATTCGCGTTTGATGTAGCGGTCATCGGGTGCCGTCGACGTCAGCCAGTCGGGCGGTATCGCCGTCAGCTTGCAATGGTTCATCACGATATCGGTCGCCAGCATCAGTTTCGGTTCGGCGTCTTCGTCCCAGTACACGTTCGATGCATCAATGCGCCGGTCTCTTTTGAAATGCGCGAGCGTCACCAGCGGCGGAATCATTGCTTGTGCCCGTTGAAATGCAGCTGCGTCAGATCGCGACCGCGCGCGCCTTCGGGGCCACGTTCGCCCGTCGCGCCATCTTTGCCGTCGGCCCCGTTGCGGCCCCGTTTAACGATCAGCTTCCAATCCGGCGACGTGCCGGGATGCATCATCGTCCTGTCGACTTCGCAGTGCCATGCGCTGCCGTCGGATGTGACGACGTCGCCGCGCCCGTATTCTTTTTTCGGCTGGTAGGTTTCGCGATAGAGCATTACCGGCAGCGTGAACTGCTGACGCTGGACGTCGCCGCCCGTCATCATCGTTTCGATACAAAACGACCGCAGATCGTCGAGTTGCCGCACGTGAATCGACGCCACACCGGCGACGATGACATCCCAGCCCGCCGCGATCAGTCCCTGTTCGGTCACCGGTTGGGTATCGCGGCGCGCCCGCAGAATGCCGTTGGCATAGCGGGCAAATGTGCCGCGCGGATACGACCGCATCAGATCGATGCTGTCGACGATGTCGATGGCGAGCGCATCGCGGCCATCGCTGCCGTTTCGGCCATCTTTACCGTCGCGGCCGTCGCGGCCATCGGTCCCGCGTTCGCCCGCTGAACCTGGTGCACCGATCAAACCCTGCGCGCCCGTCAGCCCGATGTCGCCTTTGTCGCCCCGTTCGCCCGTCGCACCGGTGGGACCGATCCGCCCGCATTCGCCCGTGTCGCCTTTATCGCCTTTGTCGCCTTTCTCCCCGCGTTCGCCCGCTGGCCCCGCTGCGCCTGCGGGCACGTCTTGAATCTGCTGTTCCAGTATCAGCAGACTGCGTTCGGCGACGGCGATGCGTTCCTGAATGGCCGCGAGAAATTCACTCATTTGCGACGCGAGCGCGCGAAATAACGCCGCCCTGTCGATGCTTGAAATCACGATGCGTGCTCCTTCAATTCGCGGCGCAGTTCGGACACATAGAGCGCTTCCAGTTCATCCAGTTCGTATTCTTTGGCGGCAGGCGGTGCCGGTGCGGGCGGTGCGGCGGCAGGCAGCACGGGCGGTTTCGATGACGGCGGTTTCGCGAACGGGTCCGGCTGCGCGTCGCGTTTGGCAAGCGCTTCAAGGGAATAATTCTGCTGCTGCATATAGGGCGATTCGCCGCCGTCGACTTTCTTATAGTTCGCCCGCTTGCGCGCTTCGTTCGGGGCCATCCAGCCGCCGCCGACGGCTTTATTGTTCGATTCGTAAAGCGCGCCGGTATCCATGCGCAGCAGATTGTCGAGATCGAATTCCGTCCCCATGTCGGCAGGCAATTCGAGACCTTCATCCAGCAGCACTTCGATGCTCTCGATTTTTTCCTGCAGGCAGTCGGTGTAATAGCTCGTGATCAGCGCTTCGATGTTTCCGGCATACGGCGGCATCGGTCCGCCCAGCTTGAAACCGGGGTAGTGAAACGCGCGCGCCACGTCCTGCACGGTGAATCCTAGTTGTTCGGCCAGCTGCGACGCTTCGGCAGTCATGCCGATGGCTTCGAATTTCAGCCCGTCGCCCAGCACCGCGACTTTGCCGACATTCGGCCCCGAATAGTTGGTTTCGAAATCCGTCTTCAGCCGTTTCGCCGTGTCATCGGAGATATGCCCGACCGCCGTCAGCACGCCCCCCGGCATCGACCGATTACCGAAAAAATTCGTCGAGTTCACCTGAATGCGATTCGCCATCGTCGCCGACAGATAGCACGCCGTCAGCGGCGAGACGCCGCATAACGGGTGATAAAGCGACGGGGCCATGTCGTGAATGATTTCGCTCGCGGGCACGGTGACCTGTTCGGGCAGCTGCGACAGCGGATCGGGCGCAAGCGCATACCAGACGCTGCCATCGTCGGCGACCAGCACCGTGACGCGTCGCGGGTGCAGCACATACAGGCGCACGACGATGCCCCGTTGATCGCGCTCTTTGAGAACATAGGTATTGCCGTCGAGCAGCTTCGACAGAATCCACTGTTCCATAAACTTGATCCGTGTCTGGTAGTGGTTCGGTTTCCGCAGCACCGGCCAGAACGGCGACGTCGTGTCGGTGATTTCGGTCCATATGCCGTCGATATTGCGTTCCAGCTTGATGCGGTTTTTCGCGATATCCATCGCGATGCCGGTGACGCAGCAATAGACGACCGAATTCGTCAGCAGCGATTCGGGTGCCGTGTCGGGCAGATAGTTCTGCTGCCACGCGCCCGCATACGCTTCGCGCGGCCACCAGATGCCGCCGATCCAGCTGCCGCCACCGGAAAAACCCGACACGGGCGGCGCGGTCGCCGCTGGCGCGCTAACGAGTTTCAGACTGCGCAAAATGCGAACGAGGGTGCCGGACACGGTTTCTTAGTCTTCGGCTTTCATATCGCGCCGCTTGTAGTCGCGCTTCGGTTCGTCGGCGTGCGGCTTCGATTTGACTGGCGGCGCGGCATGCGGTTTCGGCGCGACGGGTTTCGTCACCGTCGGCAGCGCTTCGGCCTTACCCGTCGCGATCAGAATCGCCGCATCGGCATCGCTGGCTTCGAGAATTTCGCCGGGGTCGACGTAATGCAAACCCCACGGGAACCGGTCTAATGCTTGCAGGCGCACCATACCCAAAACCTCCTAATCGATCATCGAACTCGGCTGCGTCATTTTGATGATCGAGTATCGATTGTTATTGCCCGATCCCGGCATCACGAGCGTCGCGCCGTCTTCGTTGACCTGCTTTAAAAACACTTCGACGACGTCGTTCTGATTCAGCCAGAGCACCTCGTATAGCTTCGCGCTGAACGTCATGCCCAGCCCCAGAGTGTTGCCGCCGTAGTTCGTCACGTCGGTCAGTGCCTCGACGCCGTTGATGTTGATCGTGATCACGGCATCGACTTCTTTGCCCGCCGTCATCGCGCTGGTATCAATCGACATCTGCACGTTCAGCTGATAATGCCCACGGGAAAAGGCGCGAAAGCGACCGTTGGCGGCATCATACTGGCCGTGCAGATCCTGAAATTCGTTATAGACGCTATCGAATTTCATCAGCACGGCGACGTTGTTCGTCAGGATGACGTCGGTCGACCGGTAGGCTTTCACGCCGTTAAACGGCGTCGGTTTGAATCCGGCGATGTTGTTTAAACCGGTCGGCACCAGTGAAAAGCGCCACTGATCGAGCGCGGTCCACATGTCGAGCACCGCGCCGAAATTCGCATAGACGTCGTCCTGCAGCGGCACGCGAAAACCGGTGGCCAGCGTCGGCGACCATGTGCCGCCCATGGTTTTCTTCCAGCGAAAATGCGTCGCGTCGACGATCTCAATATAAAAATCGGCATCGCTGCCGGAATACGGTCCCGAAATCGCCGGGATGCGGCCCAGACTGCCGGTCGGCGCGCCGACGGTCTTCACAATAGGATCGAGGACGGGATACCACTCGACGCCGTTCAGCGACACTTCGCCGTTTCGCAATCGGCTGTCCCACCACAGCTGTCCCGTAATGTCGCTGCCGTTGATCGTCAGCGGTCCGCCGCCGTTCCAAATCAGCGAATAACCCGACGCGATTTTGCCGCGACGTGGCTGGTGCAGCTGGTTGATCACCGACGCGCCGCACGAACAGCCGCCGTCGCTGGTCAAGAGCAACGGCACGTCGACCGAACCGGCGATGAACGTTGCGCCGTCGAAAACGGTGCCCTGCGAGATCTCCGACCAGACGCGATTCCACGTCAGCCGCATCGGTCCCTGCATCGCCGCCGTCGCGCCCGCGCCCATGATGCCGAAGTACACATCCTGCAAACCCAGATCGATTCCGGACGTGCCATAGATGTAGAACTCCCAGCCGTTCATGAATTTCGTGTTATCGAAGCGCAGGAACTGCGTGTTCGGCGCGGTCACTTCGACCGAACGCAGGATCGACCAGAACGTGCAGAACGCGCAGCTGACATCCAGAATTTGATTCGTTAGCGACGCACCCGTCGATCCGAACTTGATGCCTTTGTCGAGATAGGCGAAGCCGA